ACGCTTATATGAGTATTTGCGCTTGAATTTTTTGCCGGACTTAGAAAAGTCTGCCGATCCTTTTGAGCGTTTCGATTGCACATCGCAATCGGCTAGGTTGCACGTTGAACTTAAATGCAGACGATCCCATTACGACACACTCTTAATTGAGAAAAAGAAATTTGATGCACTCATCGTCCGTTCAAAGCAACTTCAGTTTTCTCCCTGCTACATCAACTCAACACCGCAGGGAATCTTTGGTTTTAATTTAAGCAAGGTCGAACCAACTTGGCAGACCGAGCTAATGCCAGCAACAACAGACTTTGCAAACACTGAGAAGGTAGAAAAGGTGGTTGGGTTTCTATCAGTTGCTGATTCAGTTCATCTATCGGGGGCGATGGATTTTTAAGCGATTGGAAAACAATGACGGCGGGCAGACCACCAAAGCCAACAGAATTAAAACGCGCACTAGGAAACCCTGGGCAACGCAAACTTCCTGAACTTGCAATGGTTCACTCGCTCGCACCTGCGCTCTCAACACCTGAACCCCCTGCCGATTTAGGCAAGGCTGGACTCAGACTTTGGGAGCGTGCGTGGGATGCGGCAATCCAATGGCTCTCACCGCAATCGGATCGAGAAGCGATTGAGAACGCTGCTCGCCTTGCAGATGCAAGCGAGTACGCCCGTCAAAAGTATTTCGCAACGCACGAAGCCGCAGATGCGCGTGCCTACGTTGCAGTGAACAAAGCATTTACAGATGCACTTTCATCACTTGGCTTTGACCCAACTTCAAGAAGCAAGTTAGGCGTGGCCGAGATTAAAGCCGTTTCAGCACTTGATAAGCTCGTTGCAAAGCGAGAGGCAAGAGCCAAAAAATAATCGGGGGATTATGTGGCAAAGAAAAAACTAAAGGCTTGGCCACCAAAGTATCTATCGCCGGTGGCACCTGCCGATTTGAAGCGAAGCCGAGGCGATGAGGTCATTGACTTCGCCGAAGCTCTTTGCAAAATAACCGAAGATGGAATTGCCGGTAACGCGGGCGATCCGCTTGTGCTTCGCCCCTGGCAAAAGGAACTCACGCGCTACCTCTTCGCAGAGGCAGCCGATGGTTCCCTGCGCCACCGCCGCGCACTCATCGGGATGCCCCGCAAGTCCGGCAAGTCTGCTTGGCTTTCAGCGTTGGTGCTTGAGCAATTAGTTCTTGGGCCACAAGGCGGGCAAATATTTTCTTGCGCAGCAGATAAAGACCAGGCAAAAATCATCTTTAACACTGTAAAGCGTTGCATTGAGCTAGAGCCTGAACTTTCAGAAATTCTCAAGCCTTACCGAGATGTCATTCATAACCCTAAAACGGGTTCGGTCTATCGAGCGCTTTCCTCTGAGTCATTTACCAAAGAAGGCTTGAACTCAACCTTTATCGCCTTTGACGAATTGCACGCACAGCCCAATCGTGAACTCTACGATGTTATGTCGCTTTCGATGGGTGCTAGAAAAGAACCGATGTTGGTTGCAATCACCACCGCCGGAGTTACTACAGATTCAACTGGCAAGGATTCACTCTGCTACTCGATGTTCAATCGCAGCATCCAAATCGCCAAGGGTGAAATCAATGATCCTTCTTTCTTCTTCGCTTGGTGGGGTGGCGATGACAAAGACGATTACACCGATGAAAAAGTTTGGGAAATCGCCAACCCAGGATTTGATGATTTAACTTCTCTTGCAGATATGCGCTC